CTACTCCAGGTCCCAGAGGTCTCGCATCACATCGGCGTACACCTGCCAGTAGAAGGTGCGCCGATCCGCCGTGGATTCCGAGATCGGTTCACCAGGGCTAGCCAGCGTTGCCACCCCCATCACATACCCCTTCGCGTAGCCCTCACGTCGCGCCTCCTCCAATTCGGCGGCGAGTTGGTCGCGGAGATGGGCCTCCATCAGGCGTCGCTGGTCGGCGATTGTCGGCCGGCATCGCACCTCTTTCCGGAGTAGTCGCATCTCATGCTGGAGTCGCTGCACGTCTTTCTGGAGTTGGTAGATCTCCTGCCAGACCTGGCGCCTGTTGGTCGTGGCGGCCTTCGTGGCGCGCTGGTAGGCGGCTGTGGCGGCGCGTGCCGCGCGGTCTATTAGCGGCGGGCGGGTCGGGCGCTGGCGGGGTGGGAGTCGACCGGCCCCCGCGAAAAACCGCATCTGCGCTTCCATTCCTTTACTGTGAGTAATGCGCTTACGGTCCTTCATAGCGGTTCCCTCCCCATTCGATCCCCCCACCACGCGCCACTTTCGCGGTGGATGAATAGATCAGACTCCAACAAGGTTGATCATTTCCAGTGACAGAACGTAAATCTAGCGGTGCGGTATCGTCCCACATGGCCGAAAGGGCTACTAGAACAACGGGCTCGCACAGCACAACCCCTGTTTGACCGAAAGAGGCATCCCACAATCGACCATCTGTCCTGATAGGACGGCAGCACATTGCCACTACTGGGCCGGGTACCAGTCCACCGCACGGGGTTGCAGTAGTCCCGGCAGCGTTGCGCCTGCCACCTCTACCCGCGGTAGACGGTGCGGGGGTAGGTGTCCCCAGCTGCCCATCACCACCAACTGAACCTCTCCGGCGGCCATCATTCGGACCACGCCCGCCCACTCGTGCGCGTCGGGGGTCTCGACCACGAGGTCGCGTACGTTCAGGCCGGCGCGGTCTGCCCATGTCAGGCCCCGACGTCTCCACAGTTCCACGTCCCAGGGCGGGAGGTAGACGAGCGTGTGCAGTCCGCGCCCGCGGCGCACTGGCTGTCGCCGGCCGATCGTTTCGACCCGAGCCATGCGGTCGGCTGGTAGGTCCGTCAGGGCGGCTACCACGACGATGTCGATGTCGCCGTCGGCCATCGCGTGCAGCAGGTCGCCCCAGTGGGTGGCGTCGGGGGTCTCGTCGACGACGGACACGAGGTCGTATCGGCGTGCGGTGCACCAGGCGGTGCAGGTGGGCTGCCAGCGTCCGATCTGGCGTGAGGGTCCGTAGATCGCGGCGCGTAGTACGGGCTGGTGGCGGAACGGCTGGCTGGGCATGGCGTAGTGGATGACCTCCTCGGGAGCCCGCTAGTAGAACACATGTGCTAACGGTTGGGGAGACGTGTCCCGGTGTGTCGTGGGCAGGGGGTGGGGTGGTGGTGCGCGACGGGTCACTGTCCGACATGGAGGCCCGTCACCGGGTGGTGATCGCTTCGCGAACCCAGTTTAGCGAGCAGATCCACATTCGATTAGCAATATCCGCGCGAGGGTTTTTCACATGGCGCGGATTTTCGAATATCCGACACCTGCCCGCCGTCGATTCCCTGACCGTTTTGTCACCTAGCCAGGAATACGGTCCCGTGTTATTGCGCGCGTGTGGCGTCGTCAATGCGGTGTGGCCGTAAGGATGTGGCGTCTGGTCAGGGTAGCGCATTCGTGTTATTGCGCGCGAGGCGTCCACAACACGGCCGTTCGTTGACGGCGTGACGTGTGGGTGGGGAGTACCGTCGACTGTGGCGGCCCGCCGGGGTAGAGGCCGGCGGAGCCGCCGCCCAGTCCTCTACCTGGAGAAGGCTATGACATCTGTTGGCGAGCACCTCGCGCGGCTACGGCGTCAGAGCAGACTCACGCAAGAGCAACTTGCGGAGGCCTCAGCGGTCAGCGTCGAGCTGATCCGCAAATTGGAGCAGGGTGTGCGGGACTCAGCGCGGCTGGACACCCTCCACGCGCTAGCCCGGGCACTTTCAGTGCCCACGACAACGTTGATCGGGGACGCATCACGGGCGGCGGCTAGAAACGAGCCGGACCACCGACCATTGTCGCTGGTGGACATCCGTCGGGCGGTCGCCCCAGTGCGAGGACTCACCGGCGCGCTGTCACCCACGCCGTCCGGAGAGCCAACCGCGCTCGATGCACTCCGCACGCGGCTGAAAGCTGCCGATCGCTGCTATCAGGATAGCGACTACGCGGCAGCTCTCCAGGCACTACCGTCTCTGCTGCTCGATGCTCGCGTCACCGCAGAGGCCGCGTCGGATGCCGACCAGGCTGACGCATACATACTCCTCGCCAAGGCGCGACGCCTCACCGGGAATCTCCTGATCCAGCTACGCGCTGGCGACCTGGCCCAGATCGCCCTTACCGAGGCGTTGGACGCTGCCCAGCGGGCCGGCGACCGAGTGGTTGGGGCGACAGTGATTCAGGGCATGTGTTGGCTGCTGATCCGGCAAGGGCGCCTCAGTGAGGCGGCTGAGCTTGCTGTCGCCACCGCTGACCAGATTGAACCCAAGTTCCGCCGCTCCGCACCTATCGAGTTGGCCGCGTGGGGGTGGCTGCTCACCGGCGCCGCTGCCGCCTACGCTCGCGACAATCAGCCCGGCACCGCCACGGAGTTGGTCGACGCCGCTCAGGCTGCCGCGGTTCGCATCGGTGAACACCATGATCATGCGCACTTGGCTAAATTGGGTGGTTTCGACGTCACCCGGATGCACATGCAGCGAGCCGAGCACGCGGCGGTAGCGGGTGATCCTGATCGCGTGCTGGGCCTAGTGCAGCTAATCCCGCCGGGCCCCATACCGGTGGGTCTGAGCTGGCAGCGGCATCGCTTGGATGTGGCGTGGGCATACGCGCAGCAGCGACGGTATCCAGAGGCGACCAGCACACTGGTGGAGCTGCGAGAGTACGCGCCGGCATGGCTGCGGCAGCAGCGGTACGCGCGGGACATCGTGCAGTCGATCACGGAGCGGCGTCGGCGAGCTATGTCTGCTGAACTGGCCGATCTTGCCTCGCTGGTGGGGTGTACGACCTGAGTCGGACAACGTGTCCGAGTAGCTTCATCGACCCTTGTTTGTGGCACGGAGTGTACCTGGAGCATCACTAGACCTCCCTCCATCCTCGAAGTGACGTCCCAGTTACCCGGCGCTACCCCCCGTTGCGTCGGGTGACTGGGACCATCGAGGGTGAGGGAGTACGCGCATGATCCGGCTGTTCCGCCGACTCCGCCGTCCCGCGCGGTTGGACGCGACCGGCCCCGCCACCGTGTACACGGCGCGGGCCGGCGCCTACCGGCCGCTGTGCGACCAGCCGACGGTGATCCTCGACTCGCGGCCGTTGATGACCCGACTCGCCCGCCAGCGGGCCTGCCAGCGGTGATGGCCACCCACGCCCGGCCCGCCCCGATCGGCCTGTCGCCAGCGCAGTTGCGTAACCGGATGATCGTGTCCGCGAGGCGGATCATCACCGAACACTGGCCCCGCGTCGACCGCTGCCCGATCTGCGGATCCGGGTGGCCGTGCACGCCCACCGCCTACGCCTACGACTACCTCGGCTCGGTAGGGCAGGGGGATTGGGCGCCACCCGAGCACGCCGTGAGTCGGCGGTGAACCCCGCCGAGGAAACCGTCCAACGGTGGTGGTCAACCCTCACCCACCACCAGCAAGTCGACGGACGCTGCCCCGTCTGCGGCACCGCGAAGCGGTGTTGGCCGTGGGCGGAAGCATACGCCGAACTACTCGCCCATGACCTACTCGAAGCACCCCCACCACCCCGTACGGATGTCCGGCCGCAGGAGACGGCCGGCGAACGAAAGGTTGATCCATGAACGAGTTGACCTGGAAGAAGCCGATGCGCTGCGACAACAGCAGCCCGAACTGTGTTGAGGTCGCCGCCACCGACGACGGCCACCGGTTCGTGCGCGACAGCAAGAACCCGACCGGCCCCGCCCTCGCCTTCAGTGCGGACGAGTGGGACGCGTTCGAGGGCTCGATCCGCGGCGGGCAGACCTTCTGACCCGCACGGCCCGGAGCCGGCAGCACGCTGGCTCCGGGCCACCCGCCGCGCCGCACAAGGGAGGGCGAAATGAAACCCGAAACCGATCCGGCGGTGCGCTGCCTGGGTGTCACGGCGGCGTGGCCGGGCCTGATCGGCCGTTGGTCCATGCGGTTATGGCGGATTGGACACGGACATCGTCGGCTGGCTGACAGTTAAGAGCGGTAGTGGCCCATGTCGGCTTACCTTCGTGCCTTTGCCAATTCGAGGAGATCCGTTGCGTACGAAATTGATCACGATTGGCGTGTCCGTGCTGGCCCTCGTGGCCATTGCCTGCTCGGCCGGCGAGAGTGACACGGCAGGTCCCGGCGCCCAGGATCAGGCTGGGGCGGAGCAGAGCAGCGAGAACAAGGGTGAGAAGACGATCGTCATGGAGGTGACCGGCCCGAAGACGGCTGACATCACCTACAGCCTGGGCTCGGATCAGTCACAGGAGAACGGCGCGAAACTGCCGTGGAAGAAGGAGTTGACGTCGACAGAGTCGTTCCTGTTTCCGACCATTTCAGCGCAGTCGATGGGGTCCGCGTCCGGTGAGATCGAATGCAAGATCACCATTGATGGTGAGCTGGTGAAGGAGAACGCCTCGTCCGGCGACTACGCGGTCGTGACCTGCACGGCTGACGACTTCTGACGGACCACGCAAACGACGAAGCGCCCCGCCCGGCCGTGAGGCCAGGCGGGGCGCTCGCGTTTGTTGGTCGGCGCCGGCCGGGACGTCACCGGCGGCACCGCATCGACGACCCTACCGCCCAGACACCTCGTACGATGGCGCGGCCGGCGTACCGAGCAGGACACCCAGCCACGGCCACCGTGCCTCGGCCACCCGGATGAGGGCGTAGTAGCCGGCCATCGTCAACGCGACCACGCCTGCGGTGAGGGCGGTGGAGGAGTCGGCGTCGAGGACGATTCCCGCCGCTGAGGCGAGCCAGGCGAGGAGGGCGCCGACGGCGGCGGGGACGGCGGTGCGGATCAGGCTGATCAGGTAGTCGTGCGTCATCGGGGGTCAACCTCCTGGTTAGGGTCGGGGGATGGATGTGCCGTCACTGCCGCAGCGACAGCGGCTGGTCCTGGCCGAGTTGTCCGGGGTGGCCCGCCGGTACGGCACCGACGGCATGCGGGATGCGCCCCGTGAGGTGGCGGTTGCCGCGGTGCGGGCGGTCACCGACGATCCGGTGCTGCTGGGTGTGCAGGCCGGGGTGGCGCTGGTCGACCCGCACGGCATCCACGGGCCGACGGTGGCGCTGCTCGAGGCGGCTGGTGCGGACATGACCGTTGCCGAGCAGCACGCTGCTGAGGTGCGGGAGCGGCTGAGGCTATAGCGCTGGTCAGTGCTCGGGCTTGTCGGCGCCGGTGGCGTGGGCGATCCGGTCGACCTGGTCCTTGATCGAGCTGCCGCCGTTGGGGCGTAGTTCCTCGAGGGCGTCCAGGCGGCCCTCGATGCGGCCCACCCGCGCCATGAGCCCGGGTCGGCCGTCGGGTAGGCCGGGCCGGGGTGGTTCGCCGAGCATGTCGTCGACGAGCCGGGACACCTTGCGGCCGGTGGTCAGTGTGCCGCGGCCGGCGCGGCGGAGTACCTCGGCGGCGGCGCCGACGGCGGCGATCACCGCCGAGATGTAGAGCAGTGTCTCCACCGCGGGACTCCTGACGTGCGGCTAGGTGATCGGGTTGCGGTATGCGGCGTCCCACGTCTTACGGCCCAGCAGCCCGTCCACGTGGAGGCCCTGGTCGGCCTGGAACGCCCGGATCAGCTCCTGGTACTCCGGGCCGTAGAGCCCGTCGCTGCCGGCCTTGCGCAGGTAGCGGCGACCCTTGCCGGCGGGCCAGCCGCGGCGGACAAGCTGCCTGGTCCAGGCGGCCAGCCACTGCCGGTCGGTCTTGCCGGCGAATCGGCGCCGGTAGTAGCCGGACACCGACCTGTTCCCGTCGCGGCGTGGGCCGAAGTAGTGCCCGGCCGGCAGGGGGAACGCCACCGCTGGGCCGGGGGCCGGCCGTGGCGGCGCCGGTGCCGGAGCGCCCAGAGTGTCCAGCCGCCAGTCCGTGCCCCGTACCGTGTCGGCGGCCTGGGTGAACTCCGACGTCACATGGCAGTGCCCGGTGTGCCGGTTCGACCCGGTGTAGGCGTGCGTGGCGAAGCCGTGGCGGCGGTGCCAGATGCGGCCGTTGAAGATGATGTACCGCACCCACCACAGCACACCGGCGCGGGCGAGGGTCACCCACAGCTGGACAACCTGTTCCATGGTGACCCCGTGCGGGTCGCGGAGGTCGGCGTCGAAGTCCCGGGCGCGTACCTCGTCGAGCTGGTCGCCGTCGCGGTACTCGGGTCGGCCGGTGCGGTCCGGGTTGTGCGACGACGGGTACCGCTGGTGGGCGGTGTCGCCGATCGACCCGTCCGACCTGGTGTCCCGGCCGGGGAACCGCTCGTTCAGCTGATCGCGGGCCTCATCCAGATTCGGTACCACGGTCCACGTCATCGATGTTCACCTCCGTTGTTGGCCAGTCGGTCTGGGCGGGGTCATCCCACGGGTCGGGGATCTGCGCCCCGATGTGCTGCTCCGGGCTCTCGTCCGGGACCGGATGGGGATTGGTGGGCATAGGTGCCTCCTGATGTCGGGGTGGGTGGTCACAAGACGGCGATCCACTGGACCGGCACGTCACTCCAGGTACTGGGTGAGGCGCTGCCGTCCCCGCGGTACAAGAACAACGTGAATTGCGTGGCGCTGATGCTGATTGGCCTGGACTCCCAGCGGCTGGTGGTGCCCGACCCGGAGACGATCTGCGTTGACACGTGCGGTGGCGCCGCGAAAGACGCGGCGAATGTGACGGTCTGTGTGTGGGTGGTCAGGTCCGTAAACGACACCTCGACCTGCCCGCTTTCCTGCTCCCCTAGCCGGGCCGGGGTGATCAGCATCCCGGATTGCCAGTGCGTCATGCCGTCCTCCTCATAGGGGCACCACCGCCGAGTCCCATACCTGCACCTCCGTGCCGTCCGGCCACGCCCGCGAGACGCCGTTGACCGACCGCGCCGACAGGGCCACGGTCTGGGTGAGCCCGGTGCCGGTGATGCCGGTCGCGGTCACGCGCTCCCCGCGGCCGATCCGGAGATCCAGCGGGAAATCCGCGGGATCCGTGGTCCAGGCGCCGTTTTCGGCGGTCGAGGTCATCGTCAGCGTCAGCGCCGACTCGGATACGGCCGCGATGGTGGAACCGTCCGCGCCGACCCGTTGCGGGCCGTCGACGACGGCGACGTCCCACGGTGAGGCGGGGGTGGCGTTGACGGTGATGTCCCACTGGTAGGTGTCGAGTACCTCGGTGGTGCCCTGCACCATCACCGCGGTAGGGCCGGGCGGCAGCCACGAGGGCAGGTCGGACAGCGCCAGGACGTCGCCGGCGTCGACGGCGGCGACGGCCGCGGTGAGGTCGCTGTCGTAGCCGGGCGCGGCCAGGTCGAGGTGGGTGTGGGGGTAGCGGGCACCGTCGACGGTGCCCAGGTGCAGCCGCCATCCGGCCTGGTCGGGGAGCTGCCCGTCGTCGTGCACGTCGAGCTGGATCGACGTGTCGTAGGTGCCGACTCCGTGCGGTGGTGCTGCGGTGGACAGGGGGCCGCTGGTGGCGGTTGCCCGCGCCGAGCTGCCGCCCGGGCGTGTCACGGTCACGTCGTTGACGGCCCCGTTGTCGTCGTCGACGGGCTCGAACGGCTCACTGATCTGCCCTGCGTAGCTGATCGGCAGCGCTGTCTGGTTGTAGAGGCTGCGTCGGGTCCGGTAGGACAAACCGAGCAGCGACCGGGACTCGGCCAGGATGCCGCCGTCAACGCGGGCCGCGGCCTCGAGCAGCTCGACCAGCGGCGCCGCCCGCTGCGGGCCGCACAGTTCGGTGAGGCTGGTGTCGCCGACCACCTCGAGGGCTACGCCGGCCTCGGCGGTCAGGCGGCGGATCCGGTCCCCGGCGCGCTCGGCAGCGTAGCCGGTCGACACGATCCGGAACGCGTCGCGCACAAACGGCAGCTCGATCGGGGTGACGATCAGATGCCCAAAGAGTGCGCCGTTGGTGTAATCGTTGCCGAGCAGCTCGACGGAGGTAACCGCGCCGATCGGACCGGCCAAGGTTTCGCCGCCAGGCACGGTCGCCCAGAAATTGGTGTCGCCGACGCCGTGCCACACACCCGCCCAGCGGGTCCCGGCCGGATCGGATTGCACGTCAAGGGCGTGTGCGACCCATCCGGTGGGGTCGGCGCCGGTTCCGTACAGAACGTTGCGGTCGCCGACCAGGACGCCGGCGGCGGAGTACGCCCTCCACCAGTACGTGCCGTCGGTCACCGACAGTTCGTAGCGGGCGACCGACCCGCCGGCGACGCGTACCCGCATCACGAGGTGGTCGGTGGACGACAGCGGCGCGACCAGGCGCATGTACATCCCGACTGACCAGTGCCCGTTGGCGTCGGTGCCGGCCCGCACGGGCGTCGATATCGACGCCGTGGTGGTGCTCATCCGCGCGGCGGCGGCGGTGCCACCGAACCCGGCGGCGTCAACGCCGAACTCCACGTCCTGGCTGGTGCCGTGGGCGATGCCGTCGGCGGCGCTGGCGGGCCGCGTGGTGGTCGACCCGTCCTCCAGCGGCAGATACGCCGCCGGGGTGTAGGAGATGAACGTGCGGTAGACCGGCGACCGTAGCGACGCGGCGCCCTGGTTCAGGCGGCGTAGCACCCCGGCACCCTGCACCGGCACCCACACGTCCGTGCCGGACAGATCCCAACGCGGCGGCCAACTGGACACCTCGGCGAACGCCCGCGCGGACCGGTCAACCAGGTCAACCGTCGGTGCGGCCGTCCACAGCCGCCCGGCGGTGTCGGTGAAGGTGTCCACGGTCAGGTCGGGCACGGTGTTGAGGTCAGGGTTGGCGACCACCGGGCCGTCGATGCCGTCACGCAGCTCCGCGGCGAACAGGTCGCCGGCAAGCGGGCCGGTCACGATCCCCGGCACGTGACCAAGCTCCAGCGCCGCGGTGCCGGCGAGGATGGACGACGTCCCGGCGTCGACGACATCGCCGCCCACCTGCGTCCACGGACCAGCCAGGCCCTGACCCTGACCCTGGTAGAACCGGGCTGTGACGCCGCCGGCGCCGTTGTCGACATCGAGGGTGATCCGCACAGCCAGCCGGCCGTGCGACGGCGGGCTCACCGCGACGGACGCCGACAGCGCCCGGCGGGCGCCGAAGGTGCCGTCAGGCGACCACGTGATCGTCAACCGCCCGTCACTGCTCACCAGGGCGGCCCACGACCGGTTGTCACCACTGGTGTTGTACCGGCCACCCAAGTCGACTGCCGCGCCGGTTGACCAGTCGGCGCGGCAATCGAACCGCACATCCAGATCCCCGACGATCCGCAGCGACGCATGATCCGGCGTGGACAGACTCTCCCCGGGGGTCAGGCCGAGGAAACTGGCGGCCTGAGCTGGCGGGCCCACCCGCACCCGCAACGGCGTGTTACGGCCGATCACGCCGTAGTGCGGGCCGGTCGGACACCGCGGGCTGTACCGGCCGTCGGTGTTGCGGATCGACATCGACACCTGTGTCGGCGTCGCCTCAGTGCCCTCCGACGTGCGCCCACGGCTGATCACGACCTGACCGTGGCTGGTCAGGACATCACTGGTGATGTCCGTCCAACCACCCACGTCCAGCTCGATGTGACAGTCGAGCGGATCGGCGGGAAACGCCATCACAACCTCCCGTCAGGCTGGCCGTACCCGGCCCTGCTCAGCCACCAGCCGAATCACCCCGGTCCGGATCAGGCCGAGGACCATGTCGGCGAACGCCCGCTCCATCGAGCCGCCTGCACCGGCCTCGACGCGAATCGTGAGGCTCCCGCCGGACCGGCCCGGCGGCGACACGGTTTCACCAGCCAGGGCCATGATCGGCACCTGCTGTCCGGGGCTGCCCGGCACGACGCCACCGGTGTGGAACGTCGGCAACCGCGGCGCGCTAATCCGGCCGACGCCCGGCAACGACCACGACAGCCGCCCGACCGTCCTATTCCATGCCCGCGAGACGGCGTTGAACCCGGCACGGAACGGGGCGGATATCTTCTCACCGATACGGGCGAACGCTCTGCCGATCTTTCCGGGCAGGCTGATATACCAGTCGAATGCCCGGCTGGTGACACGTTTGATGCCGTTCCACGCCGCCGTTACCGGCCCACCGATCTTGGACCACACCGCCCGCCACAGGTCTTGAAACCACGTGGTTTTCGTCGCTATCAGCACGACCACGGCGACCAGGGCAACAATCGCAGCAATGACCAGACCGATAGGATTCGCGGTCATCGCGGCATTGAGCAGCCACTGTGCGCCGGCCCAAATCTTCGATCCGACCGCAGCGACCTTTTGTGCGGCAGCAGCGGCGAGGGTTCCAACCCTCGTCGCCCGCAGCCAGCGCACACCGGATTTCATGGCTGGGATCAAGAAGTTGTACAGGCCGGAGGCCAGATCGCCGATGGCGAAACCCATCAACAGTAGGGCCTCAAATCCAATGCCGTCCTGGGCTACCCTGACCCCCTCCATGCCGTCCTGCACACCCGTCAGCGTGTCCCGGAAACCCATTGCGCGGGTGTCGACACTGTCCGCCGCCTCCCCCACGCGGTCGAAACCGTCCGCTGATGCGCGGACATCGCGGTCCATCGACCGGGCGGCGGACCCGACGCGATCGAACGCGCTTTCGAGCTGCGCCGAATCCCCGGCAAAGGTCATCGTTACGGTGTTGCCGGCCATTAGTCGACCTCCACCCCGGCAGACCGAGCTGCGTCCAGCAGTGCCCGTTCGGTTCTCCGCCGCACCTCGTCACTTTTCGCGGCGTACCCGGCCCACAGGTAGCGGCCTTCCCGGCGGAATGGGCGGCGAATGGACCGGCCGCGTCCGGTCCGCCCACCGAAATCCAACCATGGGTAGTAGGGCACCCGCGCGCCACCAGCACGTACCCGAACTGCCCGCCCTGTCGAGGCAACCCGCAGAGACCGGGCTGCCCGCCCGGACCGGCGTGGCACCCGAGGACGCGCCCAGTCCACGACCACGGCGGCGGCGTCGTTCATGGCCACCCGCAGCGTTTTCGGTAGATCCGAGTCCAGGCGACGAAGGTTGCGGGTGAACGCCGCTAGTCCGTCGATTTTGATCGGGTCAATCACCGCATACCCCCTTCCGCTTTCAGCCGTTCCAGCTCATCCCGCTGCGCTTTACGGGCGTAGTACACGCCCCATTGCACAAATTCGTGGTTGCTCATCCGCTCGCGCAGCTCGGCGACCGTACGGCCCAACTTTTGCGCGAGAAAGAACTCGAACTCAGTCGTTGGATCCGTCTCGAAAGGTCTGCATCGCCTCTTTTTCCGCACTATCGAGTAGCCCGGATAGCTTGGCGATTTGCTCGGAAACGGCAACGAGGTCCCCGGCGTCACCGGACGCGCCCCAGGCGGCGACCTCTTCCTCAGTCATCTTCGGGGCGGTCATGCCCCTGGCGATGATGAAGTTGTCCCTGTCGGTCAGCGTCGGCATGTCATTGAAGGCCAAAATCTCGTTACGGGTCAGTGACCGAATGCCGACCGTGGAGCCATCAGGAAGCGTCGCAATACCCTTGCCGGTCTTGCGGGCAAGAATCTCTTCGCGGGTCAGATGTGCCATGGTCTCTCCCGTCATGCCTGGGTGGAGTAGGTGACGTCGCCGGAATGTTGAAGCTTGACCGTCCACATCACGTATTCGGCAACGGCGTGGGTCTCTTTGTACTCGCCGACAACGACGTCCACGCTGCGCTCCGGTAGGCCGGTGCCGGTCCCCTCGGGGCGAAATACGAAAACGGCGTTAGTTCCGATCAGCGGCTCAATAACCGCCCGCGGCCCCGTCGAGGCAGTGTTGTCGTAGATGCCGGACAGATCGGTTGACCCGTCACCCAGACCGCCGGCATACACCTCATTGTCGCTGCCGTAGGTGGTGAGCTTCCGGACGTCTGTTGATCTTGTCCAGTCCGAATCATTCAGGTACTGCGACAGGTCGCTTCCGCCGAGCGATGCGTACGTGTGTTTGCTGTGTACGCGGGCCATATCTTTGTTCCTTTCACTGTCCGCCCTGGCCTGCGATCCGGACTTCGACCAGCGCGACCATGTGGGTGTTACTGCCGATGGTGGTGGTGTCGAATTCCACGGCCGCTACCTGGATCGAGTCGAACGCGGTGTAGCTGCTTTCGTCGGCCTCAAGGCCGGCCTTGACTGACGTGTCGCCGGTGCCGGCGAGCCAGGTGGACAGCTGATCGCGGGTGGATTCGTCGTGAACGCGGCCGGCGACCAGGGCGACGGTGAGGGTCAGCTCGTCGCTGCCGCGGCCGTAGGTGGCGTCGTAGGTGTAGGTGTCGGGGTAGGCCACGACCGCGGCCGGTGCCGACACGGTGCCCGGTGGGTGCGGGTAGACCGACCATGAGTCGTCGATGGTGGCGAGTCGGCCGGCGATGTCGCGCATCACGTCGGCGAGGTTCAACGCTTGCTCCCTATGCGAATGCGGGTAGGACGAACGGGGAGAGCAGGGCGTGTACATCGGGGTCGATGCGGGCAACGCGCAGCGCGCCCCAGTCGGCGGATCCGGCGATGCCCTCGGGGCTGGATCTGCGTTGGTGTAGCCGTGCGGCTTGCAGGAGCGCGGCTTGGGTGACCTCGTCGGGGACCGCGGGCCATCCCCACACGGCGGTGATCCGGGTGTGGGTGCCTGACCAGGTGCCCCGCAGGACGGTCACGGGCCAGCCCGGTTTGGGCTCATCGGCGTACCAGCTGGTGTAGCTGGACCAGGTCGACGGGGCTCTACCGAGCTCGACTGTCAGCCCGGTGGTGGTGGCGATGTCATCGACGAGCAGTTGTGACTGCCCGGGGTGGGGGTCGCCGATGACGCGGTGCTGTAGTGGCACGACAGCAACCCGCGTCGTGCCGGCGTCGGTGTGGAAGCGTCGGCCGCAGTGCCGGTCGATCCACCGAGACGCGGTGTGGATCGCCTGGTTGAGGAGGTCGTCGGTTGAGGTGGTGGTGACGCCGAGGTAGTTCTTCAGCATGGCGAGATCCACATAGTTCATGCGGGTCGCCTCAGGTTCTCTGCCGCGGTGGGCTCTGCCGGCCAGCCGGCGGGGTCTTGGAGCCGTGGCCGCGTAGTGTGAGTTGCTCGTCAATCAGGGCGATCCGGTCGGTGTAGCGCTTCTTGGCCGGGTCGGCAGCCGCGGCGGCGGCGCGGGTCAGCGCGGCGCGTTCGGCGGCCAGGCCGGCGACGGTGCCGGCGGGGTTCGGATCGTTCATCGCTACTCCTCGCTTCTTGGGTGGTGCTCGGCTGGGCGCACCACAGCGGTACGCCCAGCCGAGCGGGTTAGGCGCCGGTGAAGGTTGGGGTGACCAGGCCGGTGCCGGCGACCTTGTGGGCGTGGGTGTAGCGGGAGTGGGTGTAGGCGAAGTAGCCGTACACGACGAGCAGGACGCCCAGGGACGCGGCTTTTGCCTGCTCCGCGCGGATGTACATCGGGGCGTTCGGGTCTTCCCACAGGTGGCACTCGTTGCGGTCGAGAAGGTAGATCTCGTCCTCGTTGGTGCCCGTGCCGAGGGTCGTGGCGATGCTGTTGTCGACGATCACCGGGGTGCCGTTGGGCAGGATGCCGCGCACGCCGCGCCCGTAGGCGGTGGCGTGGTTCGCGCCGAGGGTCTGCGTGACGACGCCGGGCTGTGTGATCAGCGGGTACGAGGTGCCCATGGCGTTTTGCATCCAGTACCAGCGGCGGGAGTGCATCACCGCGATGTTCTCGCCGGATGCCTGGTCCAGCAGTGCGGCTTCCACTCCGGACAGGCCTTCGATCACCCGCGGGTACAGCTCGGCGGTGGCCGGGGCGCCGGAGGTGTAGGTGACGGCGGTGGCGGTGGCTGACAGGCCGGTGGTGGCCTGGTTGAGCAGGGTGGAGTCGAGTCGGGTGGCGTAGCGGCGGAACAGGTCGTCGAGGATGATCGGTTCGGTGCCCGCGCCGCGTTCGATCGACTGGCGCGACATGGTCTGCTGCCCGGCGTTGGTCTGCACGGTGATCGTCAGCAGGGTGTCGTCGGCATCCTGTTCGGTCACCGCGGCGTTCTCGGACGGCTGGAGGTCGGTGTCGGTGGAGGTGGTGATCCGGGAGATGTTCACCGTCATGCCCTGCGCCGGTAGGTCGTGGCGGCGGATTGCGTCGGCGAACGGGCGGCCGGCGGCGGCGGCCGGGGCGTACATGTCGGTCAGGTACTGCGGCACGGTCAGGCCGGCGAACGCTCCGGTGCCGATGGCGCGGATGTGCTGGCCTCGCTCGACCTGCTCTTCGGCCATGTGCCGGGACAGGCGGTCCCGGGCGGCGAAGTCACCGACGAACATGGCGGCCACGTCACGCTCGAACGCGGCGCCGCGCGGGTCGTGGTCGCGGCGGTAGGTGCGCTCCTCGGCGCCGACGCGGGCCACCTGGTCGTAGGCCGGGGTTCGGGCGCCGGTGGTCTCGGTGCGGGCCGACAGCTCGGCGATCTCGTCCTCGCGGCGCTGCTCGGCGAGTAGTTCGGCGAGGTCGGCCTCGGCGCGGGTAACCGCGGCGTCGGCGTCGTCTCGGGTCTGCCGGCGGGCGGTGACGGCGTCCTCGGTCAGGTTCGGGTCCTGCCGCAGCGCCATCAGCTGATCCTGGGCTGCCTGGCGGGTGGTGATCGCCGTGCGCAGCGTGTCCCGCGCCCGGGCGATCATCTCGGTGAGCGTCATGCTCATGACTCCCTTGTGGTGAGTGATCGGTGGCGCCCGGTCCAGGTCAGACGGCCACCCGAGGCGGTAGCGCCGGGTGGGCTCGTGCGAGGCAGAGCAGGGCGAGGTACCCGACGCCCAGACGGGCGGCAGGTGGTCTTTGGGGCTGGTTAGCCGCCGGCGAGGGCCAGTTCCAGCAGCGCCCGCGCCCGCGCCCGGGCGTCGCCGCGCTGGCGCAGGGCGGCGTCGGTGGCGGGATTCGCCCCGTAGCCGACGATCGCCACGTCGCCGCGGTGGATGTCGACTTGGTCGATGCGGTACTGGGTCCAGTCCGGCGACCAGGTGCCCGACTCGATCCGGAATGCGAACGACATCTCGTCGACGAGGCGGGCGCGTAGCTTCGGGGCGATGTAGGCCACGTCGGCGTCGGCGGGGTCCAGGCGGGCGGCCACCAGCAGCCCACCGTCGTCGATCGACAGGTCGAGTGTGCCGGTGGTGGTGCGGGCGATACGGCGCAGCTGGTCGTGACCGAGCACCAGCGGCACGTCCAGGTCCGGGCGGGCGAGAGTGTCATCGAACGCGGTAGCAGCGATGACCTCGGTGTACGGGCCGTAGGAGTCCCACATCTCGTAGGCCCGCTCGGTGACTGAGGCGTGACCGGTGAACTCCACCTGCGTTGCCCCGTCGGCGTCGCGTAGGTGCATGTCGGCCAGCCGCGCGCGTGCCGCTGGCCGGGAGCCGGCCTGCGGCGCGCAGCGGCGCTGTGAGGGCCGGTCGGCGCGTTGCCGCACATGCTGCGCCCGCTGCGCGGCGGCCGCGGCGGCGGTGTCGGTGGTGGTCATGTTTTCGCCTCCGTCGGCTGTGTGCGGGGGGCGCCGTACACCCGGTCGAACTCGGCCAGATCGGCATCGGTTAAGGGCGGCAGGTCGTCCAGGCGCCGCGCTTCGGTCGGGGTCAGCGTCCGCGCGTCCAGCCTCGTCTTGATCGTGGCGGCCCGGGCGGCCGGGTCCATGGCCAGCAGCGCGGACCGGTTGAGCTTGACGAACCGGGGACGCGCGGTCAGCCGGGACAACGCGGTCTCCCGCCGGGTGACAGCCGGACCCAACTTCATGATCAGAAACTGGAGGTTGCGTTGCGTGATGCTGGCGTAGGTGATCGACCCGGTCGATACCGCGGCGTCGATCAGGTCGGCCGGGGCGCCGAAGAACCGGGCGATGTCGGTCAGCCCGAACTCGCGGGTCCGTAGGAACTCCGAGGACGCCGCGACGGTTTGGATGGGCTTGTACTCCCAGTCGTTGCCGTGCACGAACAGGTCACCGTTGTCCACCGCGGCCCGGTAGGCGTCCTTGGCGACCCGCGCCTCATCCTTGTTGATCTTCTTGGCGGTGTTGGTGAGCTCCGCCATCGGGATGGCGGATCCGCCGAACCAGTCCAGGGCGAACCGCTGCGCCGACAGCGACTCCTCCAGCGACCAGGCGGCGTAGGCGACCGGGGACAACCCCAACGGCAGCCCCGCCACCACGTACTGCCGCTCATGCCACACATCAGCCAACCGCGCGCCGGTGAACCGCTCACCGCCGATGCGTATCTCGGTGATCTGGGCGCCGGACGCCCGCACCGACACATCCGACAGGGCCACCAACTCGATGCGCGCCGGCAACCCCAGCGCGGACCGTTCGGTGACGACGCCGAACACGTTGCCGGCCCGGTCCAGGTCGAACTGGGTGGACCACAGCCACTCCTGGATGTCGACCCGGTCACCACCGGGGAGCATCAGCACCGGCGGCGTCGGCACCTGCACCTGCACCTCGCCGACGCGGCGGAACACGTCCACCGGCATCGTGGAGATGAGGTCGGCACGTAGCGTCAGGCACGCCCACACCGCCGAGTGCCGCAACGCGGTAGCGGCCGTAACCAGCGGGCCGCTGCTGCGCCGGCTGGTGCGCTCACCCAGCAACTCTTCCGGAGTGGTGATGGGCGCCGCCCGCTGGTGGCGGCCGAACAAACTCACAGCTCGGCCCTCGGGTTGCGGCGGTCAGCCCACCACCGTCCCGCCAACACCACCACACCCGCAACAATCAGGCCCGCCCCCGGCCCGGCCAGCGCCGCAACGGCGACACCAACACCAGCGGCGACCAGCAGCAAGCCGAGCAGGTCCAAGCCGAGCATCACCCCATCACGCAGCACGGCACACCATCCCTATCCGAACGATTCGGAAACGTCGTAGTCGTCGTCGGCCAGATGCTTACGGGTCTCCAGAGCGAACAGGGCCTTGATCGCCGCCTGGAGGCACACCACGTTCCCGCTGGCCTTACGGTCGAGCAGCCACACATCACCGGAGGGTTTCGTGCGGGCCACCGTGTACGCGTCGGTCAACGCCTCCTGGCCCTCGTGCCGCAGCGTCGCGTCACGGACCTCGGCCAGCAGCGTCCCCGTGTACGCGGCAGTGTCACTGACCAACGGCGACGCAACATCCCCCCGCCGCGGCGTACCGCCGGTGGGCAACCGGATGTCCTCGTCGGCTAGGGGCTGCTTCAACTGCTTGGTCGGCCCGCCGGCGAGGTCCACACCCCACGCGACCGGCGCCCACCGCTGGCTGAGAGCCTGCGCCCGGCCTGGTAGCCAGTCGATGCCCGGCTTGTACTCGATCACCCGCAGGTGATGCTTCACCCCGCCCACGCCCGGCCACGCCGCGACGATCGCGGCCTGGGTGCCCTGCCAGTCACACGCCACCCCGAACGCCACCACATCCCCCGGCGTCTGCCCTATGTCGATCAGCTCGTTCCAGCGGGCCACCGGCGGCACGTTCGGGTCCGCAGGTGGCGTCGCGCCACGACGCCGGTTCAGATACGCCCGCTCGAAGTCGGCCACCGTGGTGGACTTGGCCATCTCGGCGCGGATCGTGTCCAACCGCACCGTGTGCCGCCACCACTGGCGGCCCCGCTCATCCACCCCACACACGCACGGGCCGCTCTGACGGGGGCACAGCGCCGGCATACACCGCAGCCACGTAGCCGGGTCATCATGCGAGCCGGTCAGCTCCGACCACTCCAGGTAGCAGATCGGGGACCGCTCACCGGATGCGACGACCGTACGACCCAGTTCCACCTTCGCGGCGAGATACGCCGACCGCTCGGTGCCCTCGGTGGACACCCGCCAATGCTGCGGTGACCACCGCGTCAGCATCGCCGGTGAGAACGCCTGCTCCAAGCGGGCATCCTCGGCGTGGAAGAACTCGTCCTCCACCCCCAGATCAAGGGTCTTGCCGTGCCCCGCGTCCTCAGTGTTCGCGGTGATCCCATCGATCGCGCCGGTATCCCAGATCAGCGCCTCGGACCCACCCCGCAGGCGGGCCCGGAACCGGTTCGCCAACGGCGACGCCAACAACACCGGCAGGTGATCATCTATCAGCTTGTCCCGCGCGTCCTGCCGCTTCTGCGCCGCGTACAAGATCCGCTGCCGGCCAACCTGCTGCGGCGCGTGCCGCCGAGCAGCCCGTGGGAACGCCAATGCTCGATGCGCCTTCACCCCGAGCACGATCGACGTCTTACCGCTCTGCCGCGGCACCAACAGGGTCACATCCCGATACACCAACTCCTGCGTGTCCGGGTCAACCTCCAACGCGACATCCACGCAGTACCGCTGCCACGGCATCATCGGCATACCAAGCTGAGCCGAGATCCGCGCCACCGCCGTGCCGTACGTCTGACGAGACGGGTCACGGACGGTACCCACCCGCGGTGGGCACGTCAGCCCATACGCCGCCCAGATCTCCGCCTCCGACATCCCCGGCCGCAACCGCACCTCGTACGGCGTGTACCGGTCAGGACGGCCCGAGATCCTCGTCGTCGTCGTCCTCGGCACCCCGGCCCTCCCAAATGTCCGCCAGCGCCGCCCGCAACTCCTTCGACACCGCAGCCGTGGCCATACCGGCGTCAGTGTCCAACTTGCGCGCCAACGCGTACGCCGCCTGCGCCAACGGATACTCCCGCCCCTCCAGGTCACCCAACTCGCGCATCGACTCACGAGTCGCCGACTCAACCGCCCCGCACCCCGACGGCGCCGCATCGGCACCGAACAGGTCACGGTGCGCGCCGAGTAGCCGCGGCACCGGCACCTCCAGCGCCACGGCCAGCCACACCAACTCATCCACACTCGGCGCCCGCTTACCCGTCTCCAGGTTCCGCAACGCCGCCGCGGTAAACGAGGCCGGCGCACCAGCGGCCCGCGCCGCGACAGCCACCTCATCGCGGGTAGCACCTCGAACCCGCCGCGCCACACCGATCTCAGCGGTGACCACCGCACTGATCGGCTCACTCACCGAGGGCTCTTCCTGCTCCATCGTCCCCCCAGTCCCGGGAGAGAGAAAAAAATCAACTTGGCGGCGGGTTGTCGACCCGCCCAAAACCAAAAAACAGCGGCCCTGGCCTGCGTAAACCCTAGGTCACCAATGCGGCGACGTCACCCACGAGGTAGGCGTTGGTGCTCCACCGGTGCCGCGTTTCTGGTTGCAGTTCTGCCCACAGACCGCGCACCCAGGTGATCCATCGGGGCGTGGCCCGTGCGACGGCTCCCAGTTCCACGTCTCCAACCGGCCGACGGGTCTGCGGGATCGCGGTATCCGATGATCTATCTGGTTGGCGCCACCGTGCCCGCAGATCCAGCACACAGGGTGCTCGGCGAGCCACGCCCGCCTCGCCTTGCGGTAGGCGTAGCTGTCCTCACTGTGCCGGCTCATCGCACGTAACTGAGACCGTCGAGACTCAACGCGGTCGCGCCGGACTGGGTGCGGCGTACCACGATGTCACCGGTGGTCATGATCTCGCAGGGAGCGGCGATACCGCCGGTGGTGGGCACCGACAGCAGCTGGCGGTGGGTGGGTGCGTGGCCGGTGGGCAGGGCCGCCACGACATGCCCCCAGCTGGTGCCACTGGAGGTGACGGCGATCCTGCCCCGCAGCCAGGTCCGGTCGTCGCTCTCCTGGCGCACGGCCAGGGGTGCGACGCCGGTACTGGTGTCCATGCTGTACCGGCCGGTCGCGTCGGGGTCGACGGCGGTGATGTCCTGCCACGCGTACAGGCTGGTTTGGAGTCGCCCGTCCTGGTCGATCCCCCCGGTGGTGACACGCAGGTCGGCGCCGTCACGGCGCTCGAACCGAATCAGCGCCCCGGTGGCCGCAGCGTAGGAGCCGATCAAGGTAATCAGGTGGTCGTAGCCGAACCCGCCCGGCTGCTGCTCAGCCCGATAGCGCAGGGCCTCGTTGAACCACGCGGCAAGCTTGAGCTGACCGCCGATGGTGATGTGCGCCTCGGCCAAATTGACGGCGCTGCCGCCGGGGACGTCGGCGAAGCGCACCTCCAGCAGCGGGGCGGTAAGTGCGGTGGACGCGCCCACGTAGGCGCGGGGGGTGTAGGTGCCGGACAGGTCAGGCACCTGCTCGGCGGGCAGCAGCGCACTGCCGTCGAGGGGCCCGGCCGGGCCGGTGGCGGTGCCTACCGACGCTTTGGTGACGTAGGTGCTCGCCGGGTCCGGTGCCGTGGTGGTCGTCGGCACCAGGTCGGCGAGACTCGTGGTCGGGCCGGCGGGGATGGCGATGTCCGCCCGGTACCGCCAGGCGGTGGTGTCCACGTCGAGGGTGTACGCCCACCCGGACGGCGACCAGTCGACATCGTCCGAGACGGGCACGTCGAGTGTGTACGCGCCGCCGGCGTCAAGGGTGGCGGTGTGCGCACCAGGTTGGATCGTGGTGTCGTCGGCGGGGCCTTGCAGGGGGATGGCCCGGGTCAGCCGGATCGTGCCGGCAGCGGGGGCACCGTCGGCGGTCAGGATGACACCGGCGATGGTGCGGGTGCCGAGACTAGCCGGATACGTCACGACCGCCCCCTGTACTGATCGGTGGTGTGCGGGCAGGCCCCAGCCAGTGACCTGCCCGCATCCCTGGTCGCGTCCCGCCCTGGACGCGCAACAGCCCGGCACCACTGAGTGGTCGACCGGGCTTTGGGCACACTCCGCCTATGCGTGGATGTGTGAAAACATGATCGCTCGGTTAGGCGGCTGCCGTCAACTCGACACGCGTGCGGCCCCGGCCGGTGGTGCGGGTGAGCATCTCCACGTGGGCGGCTTGGTCGTGGCGGTACCAGGTGGTGCCGCGCCCTTGCCCGGGTAGGTGGTGGGCGGGTAGGAGTCCGTGCAACCTGTCGCCGGTGCGGCGGGAGCGGCGGGCCCAGTCACGGACCCGGGCGGCGGTGATGTCGGGGCCGAGGGCGTGGGCGATCTGCGCGGCGGTGCCGTAGCGGTGGCCGGCGAGGCTGATCATGATCCGAGCGTACGTCCCTGCTGGTGCGCGGGAGTGGTCAGCGGGGCCAGTAGGTCGGGGGGTCACGTTGCGGATCGGTGATTTCGTAACGTTTCTTGGTGGGGTTGATCCCTGTGACGGTGACGAGGCGTTGCAACGCTGAGGACGTCTACCCGTAGCCAGATGTGCCGTACTCCCTCGGCGCCGCCGGGGCATCGGCAGTCGGGGGTGTGCCGGCAGTCGGCGGTGCATACCACGGTGCGGGCGGCGGCGGGTCCGACGGTGGCCGCCTCCAGGGACCGGCGGCGGCAGCCGGGGCAGTCACCGGGGATCCGCGTGCGGTAGGGCGGGTGATTGAGCCAGCCGCGGGCCAGTTCATCCTCGTCGGCGAGGTGCAGGGCGAGGAGGCCGAGGGCGCGGGGCGACGGGGTGAGGGCGGGTAGGGCATGGAGGATGCGCCGGATCGGGTCGCGTCCGGACGGGAGTCGGTAGGTGTCGGTGAGCCACGTCAGCCGGCCGTCCAGGCGCCTGATCCGCTCCGCCCACGTTTGGGTGCGCGGTGGGGGTCGGTCGGCGGTCAGCGTGGCGACAGGGTCGGCGTGTCCGCCGATGGGGTGGATGGTGCCGTGGATGGGGCTGCGCAGGATGGGGGCGGCGGCGGTGAGGGTGTCGCCTCGCTGTCGGGCCTCGGTGGTGGCGAGGCGGGCTAGGTGCTGTCTGGCGGTGTGGATGGACCAGGCGGCGGCGGTGGCGTGCAGGTGGTGCGGTGTGGTCACGGTGCTCCCTTCGGTGGTGGCACGTTTTGCGTCAGCCGCCGAGCGATGGCCTCGCAGTAGCGCTCCTCCGCCTCGACGGCGATGACTCGCATGCCGAGGCGGCGGGCCGCGACGAGGACGCCGCCGCCACCAGCGAAGGGGTCCAGCACGAGGCCACCGGCGGGCGTGGTGGCCTCGAGCAGCTCAGCGAGCAGGGGGACCGGTTTGTCGACGGGATGCACCCGGTCAGCGGCCCGGACCGGCGGGTGTCGCAGCACGGTTCCCTTTGCCCCGCCAGCCCAGTAGGCGGAGCGTCCGCGCGCGGCGATCACCAGCTCGGAGGAGGCCCGCCAGGCGCTGCCCATTCCGGGCCGCTGCTTGTCCCAGGTGAGGCCGACGACGAGCGGCCAGCGGGTGTAGATGGCGGGGTAGAACACGGGGTAGCTCGCATGGTCGCAGAAGGCCATGAGGTGGCCGTCCGCACGCATGCGCGCGGTGAGTGTCTCGGCGACCAGGCCCCACCATGTGGCCAGGATCGACGTGTCGGCCCAGGCCCGCTGCCACGACTCCGACCGTCCGGCGTACTGCCGTGCGGGCAGGGCAAACGGCGGATCGGTCAGCACGGTGTGCACCGTGGTCCGGGGCACGACCGCGTCGACCACCGCTAGGGCGTCGCCGTGGTAGAGGGTTACCGCCTCGTCGGCGTAGTACGGGGTCATGGTGTCTCCTCACGCCTCCAGGCGCTGGTGCTGCCGCCGCGCCAGGTGCTGCTCATGGGCGCTCCTCAGGTGGTGAGTAGGTCGGCGATGGCGTGGGCGGCTTGTTGCGGGACGACGCCGTTTCCGAGGCAGCGCAGGGCGGGGTTGCGGGGTAGGTGGCCGGTGACCCATCCGTCGGGTAGGCCCATCAGCCACTCGACGAATGCCGCGTTGAGGCGGGGCTGGCCCTTGGTGCCTCGCTCTGTCGGTGCGGGCGCGGACCGGCCGAGGACGTGTTCCCAGCGGCGTATGGCTGCCGTGTACGCGCCGAACCGTTCGGGTTGGACGGCGGCGGGGAGCATCAGGTCGCCGGAGCTGCCCCGCTGGTTCGGGCCGCCCTTTTCGCCGTCGGAGGCGCGCGGGGTGGGTAGGAGGCGCCATGACGCGGGCGCCTCGGACACCGACCGCAGCTCGCGAGGTAGTTCGCCGCGGGCCAGTTCGAGGGCCTGATCGATTGACGGGGACGACGATGAGGCCAGGATCGCTGTCCTGCCGGTGCGGGTCGCGGCGGCCCGGGGTGTGGGTAGGAGGGCGACTGCGTCCTCGAGGTTGGGTCTGCCCTGGTTCATGCGGTGGCGGGCGGCCGGTGTGGGTCGCATTGTCAGGTCGCCTGTTCCAGCAGCAGCGCCTGTTCCAGGCCGTCCTTGCCGCCGCGCTTCCAGTCGCGGGCGCGGGGTGTCGGCAGGCCAGGCGGCGATGAAGACGCGTTCGCGGCGGTGCGGGGCGCCGATGTCGGACGCGCGGACGCAGCTCCATTGCGCATTGAACCCGAGCGTGGCCAGGTCTCCGAGTACTCGTCCGAAGCCCAGGGAAAGGTGGCCTGCGACGTTTTCCAGTAGCACGATTCGGGGTCGTAGTACGCGAATGGCGTGGGCGATGTCATTCCAGATCCACCGTTCATCGGTCGTGCCGGCTCGGCGGCCGGCCAGTGACAGGGGCTGGCAGGGGTAGCCGGCGGTGAGCACATCCACAGGCGCTACAGCCGTCCAGTCGACGGTGGTGAGGTCGCCGAGGTTGGGCACATGCGGCCAGTGGTGGGCGAGCACGCGGGAGGCGTGGGGATCGTTTTCGGCGTGCCAGGTGTGGTCGAGGGGTCCGAGGACGGCGTCGGCGGCGAGGTCGAGTCCGCCGTAGCCGGTGCACAGGGAGCCGAGGCGGAGCGCGGTCATCGGCTATTCCCGACAACAACCTTGTGTCCGGCCAAGTCGCCTGCACGGTGTCGCGCGGCGTCCGGGGCTATCACGCATCCGCCGTTGTTCTGGCCGACGACGACTCTTTCAGCGTCGGGAACGAAGCCACCGGTCCGTAGGCCCGTCTCAGGGTCCTCGGGGCCACTGTGGGCGGTTGGGATGGTGCCGCCTATCGGATCACCCGCGCCGGGGTCTACGGGCGGCTGTGTGTGGCTCTCAGCGGGCGGCGTGGTGTCCTGCGCGCTGCCGGCGACGGCGGTGCTGTGGTCTGGGCAGAGCACCGTGAGGCCACGCAGACGCATCCAGCCCCGATCCGACGGGCCGACGTCTGCGCGGTAGGTGCGCGGGCATCCCGGGTAGACGCAGTGGCGGATCAGGGTGCCCTCCGACGCGTGGGCTTCGGTGGTGATGAGGGTGACGAGGTGTCGGGCGAGGCCGTCGTGCTCGTCGGTGACGGCCCCGGGGTAGTAGGCGTCCCAGCGGTCGTACCAGCCCTCTAGGAGGTCACGGAGGGCTTCGGCGCGGTCGTCGGCGGTGCGGGCGGCCTTCCACTCCGCCGTGGAGTGGTTGAGGAACGCCTGCATCTCGGCTGGGGCACCCTGCGCGCTGCTGGGCCGGGAACCGGTGCGGGTGGCGTACCGCGCCCTTGCCCGGTCGAGCCGCTCGACCGCGTCGTCGAGGGTGGCGATCAGCTCCTGGGCGTCAGCGAGGGCGGCACGGGCCTGGTCCCGCTCCGCGGCGAGTTGGTCGATCAGCTCGGCGGGGGTGGCGAGGGGGGTGTGGCAGGCGGCGCGGTTGAGGGCGGCCCACACGTCGGTGAGGGTGTCGAGCACCTGCTGGCAGTCGTCGGGGGCGGTGGTGGTGGCGTGGTGGTCGTGGCGGCACTCGCCGTGGATGGGCAGCCGGGCGGGTGCGGTCATGGTGGGCTCCTCAGGTGGTGGGGTTGGTCAGGCGGATTCGCGGCGGACGATCTGGTGCAGGACGTCGCCGACGGACGACATCCCCGGTACTGGGCGGGCCTTTCGCTGGGCGCGTGCCTGGTCGAGTGCGCGCTGGCGGATCTCGTCGGATGGCGACAGCGGCGCGGGTGGCTCGTTGTCGGCTGGTGTGGTCGCGGCGGCGATGGCCTGTCGGCACAGTTCTGCGCCGCGGGCGGCTCGTGCGTCGCGGGTGGTGTCGGTCTCGTATCGGGAGGGCAGGGCGCGTACCTGGTGTGCGGCCTGGCGGCGGCGTTCGTCGCGGATGGCGCGCACGTGGTGGCGGATGTGCGCGGGCATGATTCGGTCGGTGCTGTCGCGGTAGTGGCGTTTGAGGGCTTCGCGGGCGTCCGGGTAGGTGATGTCACCAAGGTCTTCGTGCCAGGCGAGGACGTCGGCGTCTCCGACGGTGCGTAGGTCGCGGGCTGCGGCGGCGGCGAGGATGAGCGCCGTTTCGGCTTTGTTCATGACGCCTCCTCGGCGGCGTAGCGGGCGGCGAGTTCGAGGGCGGCGTTAACCCGCTGGTCGGTAGTGGATGGTCGGGGAGCCTGGCTGCGCTGGGCGGTGAGGCGGAGCTGGTCGTACTTCTCGCGGAGTTTGGGCATCGAGAGGATGTTGGAGCGCCAGAACGGGTCGTCTTGGCACCAGTCGATGCAGCGGGTGATCTGGTCGACGGTGCGGCCGTCTCGGTCGATGAGTCGTCGGGCGGCGTCGCGCCACGCTTTGGTGATCGTGGGGCGTTTGGAGCCGTTGGCTTCGATGCGGTCGGCGAGGTGTCGGCAGATCTGCTCGACGTCGATTCGGTCGGGGATCGCGACGTCCTTCGTCGCACCCGACGAAGGAGAAGGTTCTACTGACGGTTCTATTGACGGTTCAAGGACGGTTCCGGGTGAACCGTGTTCGGGGGTGACCCGAACGCCGTTCGGGGGTAGGGGTGAACCGTGTTCGGGGGGGTGAACCGTGTTCGGGGGAACACTGTTCGGGGGGTGAACCGTGTTCGGGGGTGAACCGTGTTCGGGGGTACGCATGAGGACGCGGTACCGGTTACAGCCCTTCGGGCCACTGTTGCGACCCACAACCAACTCGCCGAGCTCGACCAGGCGGGCGATGGACTTCTGCACACCCCGGTCGGTCAGCCCGGTCTTACGGACCAGTTCGGCCACGCTCGGGTAGGCGTTACTGCCGTCGTCGCTGGCGCAGTCGGCGATAGCGAGCAGGACCAGGCGGTCGGTTTTGGTCGACTGTGAGTGGTCCCACACCCAGGTCATTACCCGGACACTCATCGATCCTTGACGTCCTATCTACGTGGTGGTGCTGGTCTGTGCGGGGTGGTTGGGCCGGCCCCGCCCCCGGGGCCGGCCCAACCGGTCAGGGGGTGGTGGTGCGGCGGGCCGCGATCTTCGCCTCGGTGGCTGCCTTGACGTGGGCGTCGAGCCAGTCGGTGATCCGCTCGGGATCCGTGAGCACGTCTAGTGGTGGTGCGGGGATGACGACCTCCGGTGGTCGTTTCTGACTGGCAGGCCACGAGCGGGCGTTGGCGTGGTCGTTGGCCTGCTCGCGCGTGAAGCGGCCGGCCACCACAACGTCCCGCCGGTAGCCGTGTGCGCCGGGGCCCCACCACGCGCCTTGCTTGTGGGACCAGATCAGGTACTGGTCCTTGACGGTTGGGGCCAGATCGAGGCCGTGCCGTTCGGCGATGGCGGCGATGGCGTTGCGGGCGCCGCCCAGCTTCGGGTTGCCGAGGCAGCGGACGGTCCACTCGACGATGGCGGTGTCTCGGTCGTCGTAGGCCGGCAGTTCGCGGTCCTCGTAGTACCGGTGGTTGGTGGCGCTGTCGGCGCACCAATGCCGCAGATCGAATTCGGCGTTCATGTGTGGGTCTCCTCGGTTGTGGTGGGTCGGTTCTTGACCGACCAGTACGCCGCCTTCTTCCGGTCCCGGTCGCGGATCCGTTCGGCGCTGCGGCACTCGTCGCACAGCGGCTCCTGGTGGTAGCGGTGCCGCTGGGCGGCGGCGTGGGTGCCGTGTGGTTTGAGTCCGGCCAGTCCCGCTGTTGTCCATCCGGTCAGGTGCAGCCACGGCCGGTCGTCGGGCACGGCGGCGGCCAGCACGAACAGCAGGTCCCGCTGTTGTCGCTGGCTGGGTAGTTGGGTGTTGAGCCAGCGCAGATTTGCCTCGGGCGGGTCGTCGCGGACTCGGACGACGAGTTCGGCGGCGACGGCGGCGAGCCGGTCTGCGTAGGTGCTGCTGTCCATCACGCGCCGCCCTGGAGCCGGTCCAGTTCGGCAGCCAGCTCCCGCCGCAGCATCTCCAGGCGGTGCACCTCGTCGCGCCAGGCCGGCACATCGTCGGCCACGGCAGCAGCGAGCAGTCCGGCGTCTGGCTGCCGGCCGCCGTCGCGGGCCTGCGCGTAGGCCGCGTACCGGCGGGTCATGGCGTTCAGGTCCGGCAGGAGACGGGGCGGCCCGGCCGGGGCCGGCATGACACCGGCCCCGGGCTCATAGCTGCCGCACGAGCACGTCGAGGTGGAGCAGCCACCACGGCGGCCTGCCCGCAGCGTGTGTAGCGGCTCCAGGTGCCCGCACCCGCACCAGCCCGGCTCCCGCACCGGCCCGCCCCGGGCGGCGCCCTGATCCCGGGTCACGCCCTGCCCCGGCCTGCCACCGGGGCGCACGGGCACCCGCTGACGTCCATCACCGCCGGCCCGGCGGACACCAGCGCCCAGCACGGCAGACCACGCTCGACCGCGGTTAGCGCACAGCGGAGCGGTGCAGCATCCGCAGGCGTCGCAGTCAGGCGACGGCGGGCGAACCCACACGTGCTCCACCTCGACGGCGTTGCCGTAGTACGGGTCCCCGTGGCTCACGGGGCACCGTCCGGGACATCGGACGGGTCCAGGTGGCCCGGCACCTCCGATGCGACCAGCGCCAGTCCCTCCAGGAGTTGCTCGGCGGCGGCGGCGTACACCGTCCGGGCATCCCGAGACGCCCTAATCGACAGCGTTTGAGGTATCCCGCCGGGGCGGACCGTCATTCCCGGCACGATCTCTCCCGTGCGGGGGTCAACGATCACGTCTCCTTCGCACACCACCCGCTGCGCCAGGGCGGCCGGGAACCCTGCCCGCAGTTGCGGGACCGTCTCCACCTCGGTCGGATACCGCACGAGGCACCACTGCGTCAGCGCGGCAAGGTCCGAAACGATCGGGGCCTCTTTGGATACGGCCAGGGCTACGGTGCCGATGTCGGGTAGCCGCCAGGACGGGGCGGTGCCGTGCTGCTCCAGCTCGGCGCGGGCCTCGGTATCGAGGACACCGCGGTGCGCGGCGGCGCGTTTCCTCGCCGCGTCGGCGAGGCCCTCGAGGCGTAGGACTTCCTGGACGCGTTCGGTGCGGTTCATCCGGCCATCTCCATCTCGGTCTGCTCAAGCGGGAACAGTTCGTCCTTGCGGGCCTTCCAGCGGGCCTCGAAATGGGCGCCTTCGGCTGGGCTGATCCGGCCGTCCTTCTGCGCCTGGCCGGCGGCCCGCCACACTCGGCGCAGCCCGGCCTCATCCACGGCCTGCCCCAGGTCCTCGAGCAGGCCGGTAGCGGCGGCCGACAACGCGGCAGGCAAACCGGGCTGGTCGTCGGTATCCGGTTCAGCCGGCTGCAACGCGACCAGGTCCCGGGTGTGCGCCTCGACCGGCGAGCATCGCAGCGTGTCGAACACGATGCGCTCGATCGACCAGTCGGCGGCCAACTCCAGCGGCTGGTCGTAGCCGGGCCGGATACCAACGTGCGCCGAACGGACACCGATCACCGTCCCCGGCTTGGACCGGTCCAGACGGATCCAGCACGACACGTCGAACCCGAGCGTCTTGTGACCCTCGACCCGGTAATCACGCTGCCGCTCGATCGGCCTACCGGCCTCATCAAGCGCGGCAACCTCCTTACCGCGCGCGGTCACCACGACGATGCCCGGAAAGGTCATCAACGTGGTCATCAGCCTGCGGTGCCGGGTGCCGGCCTCGTTCCACAGATCCATGGAGATGGTCGGCTCGTCGTCGGCAGCCAACTGTGGCCGGTTGTACTTCTTGGCCTTCGCGTTGTGCCGCCGGCGGGCCTTGTCAGACGCCCAATCTTTGAGCATGTCCCACTCAGCGGTCATCGAGTCGATGACCAACACCACCGGCGGCTCGTCGGCGTCGGCCGCGCGCTGGGCTTCGACCTTGACCGCCTCGACAGACTCCTGGATCTGCCGCCAGGTGCCGTCATGCTCGACGACGAGGTAGTCCGCGCCCGGGATAGCGCCGTACTCGTCGGCGGCCCCTTCACCGAGGTCGATCCAGTACAACTGACCGATCTGCGGACTGGTGCTGAACTGGGCACAGGCCCAGGACTTCCCGGACTTCTCCCCGCCCTCGATCAGGATCAGCGGCCACGGCACGCGACCGGTGGGCTTACGGGTACGCAACGCGGTCACGACCGCCTCCCCAGTACTGCTCGTAGCTGCTGGCCGCCGGGCTCACACCCGGGATGCCGGTCGTGCACGCCGGGCTCCCCACCGGCGCCGAGCGTGGCGGCGGGATGCACCGGCCACCGGCACCCGCCAGCACACGGCGCACCGCCGGTGATCGCGGCCTGGGTAGCGGCGGCAAGGTTCGCCCACCGCCCGGCCCTCACCGCGGCCTCGCCGTCGGGTAGCGGTGCCGGCGGACCGTCCGCACCCGCGACACCCGGGGCAGATCCCCCGGCGCGCGCCGATGCCGGCCAGCCGTCCGGACCTCGGTCTGGACCGGCCGGGGCATGGGCAGGGTGCGCGGGGCAGGCAGCCAACCCCGCCAGATCGGGATCACCGGCCCGCCCCCTCACCGCCGGCGAGCCGATCCCGCGCAGCCACCAGACCCACCCGCAGCCGCTGGGAGGTGCTGATCGCCTGGTCCCGGGCGGCGTGGGCCCGCCGCAGGCCGGCGGACAGACGTTGAGACAGGGCCCGCCACTGGCCAAGCTGCCGGGTACGCCGGGCGCGGCCGAGCTGCCGGGTACGCCGCTCGTAGGCGGCCGTGGCGATGTCCAGCTCGTCTTCGAGGTGGGCCCGCTCGCGGTCGGCCGCGTCGAGGGCGGCGGCCAACTCCCGCACCATGTCATCGCTCATCGCCGCGCGCCGTCCAGGTCCGCGCCGTCCAGGTCCGCACGCCGCAGGTGCGCGCCCCGCAGGTCCGCGCCCCGCAGGTCCGCGAACCGCAGGTCCGCGAACCGCAGATTCGCGCCGTCCAGGTTCGCGCCCCGCAGGTCCGCGCCCCGCAGGTCCGCGCCCTGCAGATTCGCGCCCTGCAGGTCCGCTTCGCGTCCGTGATCACGGACCAGACGCGCGCCGTCCACGATGTCGGTCACGTACGCCCGCCTCAGCCGCCACTTACTCCCGCGGGCGTCGGAGAGCAGGTCACCGCTCGACCAGGCACACAGCAGCAGGGTCACCGCCGGCACACCGGCGGAGGCCATCGCCCCCCAGGTCCGCGCCAGACAGATCCCGTCACCCGCAGCGAATGGGCACTCGCCGGCGTTGTTGGCGAAGATCCGCCCCGGAGCCTCAGCCCACTGCCCGGGCCACGGCCACCGGTAGCCGTACCGTGAGCGCAGATCAGGGTGGACGGTACGGATACCCCACCGGTCGCAGCCGGCAGGCAAGACCCGGTCGGCAGTCAAAACATCAAGCAGGTCTTTCACGTCAGGCTCCAGATCAGCAGGGCGGCCAGGAGGTAGATGGCGGCACCGAGGGGCACGCCGACCAACAGGGCAGTGACAATGCGGACGGTGTCCGCGTGCGGTTGCGGCGCGGCAGCGTGCCGGGCACCCTCCACCGCCGGACACGCCGGGCCGTGGGTGCGGCTGGGCACGGTCAGGCATCCTGGGCACACCCCCGGGCCGGGGTGGATAGACAGGTCGCGGCGAGTCATCACGCCACCTCCCGCAGCGCCGGATCGGTCAGCGGCTCCAGCCCGGGGCAGTGCCGCGGCAGCGTCACCGGCATCTCCGGCGGCGGCGGATACTCGCCGGCCGCCACACCCCGCCAGTAGCCGCAGGAGTCGTCGCAGTGCTCCCCGGGCAGGTGCCCACACAGCAAATCCGGGACGGTGATCGGATCGGCCGTGAGTGGCCAGGACTGGGCGCTCATTGGGCACCGCCTGTGATGCGGTGCTGCTCCTGGGCGCACTCGGCGAGGTGCCGCAGACCGTCGCCGACCGGGCTCGGCGGCAGGGCCGCGTACTCGGCTGCCTGGGCGGCGAGCCGGTCATCGGTGGCCTGGTCGAGATTCCAGGCGAGGTGCCGCAGCACCACCGCGTCCACCGGGTCTACGGCGGGGGCCAGCCAGTAGCCCGTGTCGCATCGGCCATCGATCAGGCCGGACGAGTTGTGCTCGCGCACGTCCACCCCGCACTCACGCGGGCAGGACATGTAGCCCGGCTCGGCCCGGTGCGGCGTGGCCTGCGGCTCTGCTGCCGGCAAGGGCAGCGCGGTGGTTTCGGGTACCGTCTTGTCTTGCATCTTGCACTTCCTCTTCTCTCGATGGTGTTAGTGCGGGATGTCGAGCCCTTCGCCGACCGCAGATCGGCGGGGGGCTCACTTACTGGCGCGCCGCGTCGATGAGGTCTGACAGGCGCTGCCGCTGCCACTCCCGCCTCTCGGCGTCGGTGGCGGAACGCCACTCCAGGCCCGAACTCGGGTCCGAGGCCGGCGGCGTAGGGGGCACGGTGAGACCAGCGGCGACCAGGGCCACGCCGGTAGCGATGAGGGCTACCGCGCGGGCCAGCAGAGCGGCGGTGGTCACTGGATCAGCGCCGTCTGCTCATACGTCCGCAGCGGCTGCACACCACCCAGCCGGCGATGCAGCAGATGCAGACCGCGCGTCGTCACGCGCACCTGAGGCGGATCAAGCACCAGCTCCCCCGTACGCGGGTGGTAGTGGCTGGCGGGTAGTTCGGACAGCCAGCCCGACTCGACAGCCCGCTGATACGGCCGCCAACGGCCGTCGGCGCGCTGCCGGTAGGTCCAGCCCTGCTCGGCTAGGAGGCTGAACAGCCGCCGCTCCCCCACGTTCAGGCCCGGGTCGCGGGACAGCACCTTGGCCGCGTCCCGCACGCTCCAGTCACCATCAGCCGACGCGAGGGTGTCCCACGACGCGGCCTTCGGCGCGGCCTCCGCCAGCTCCGCCTCGACTGCGGCCTTCGCCTCCAGTGCCTGCACGTACCGGCGGGCCACCTCCAGCTCGTCAAGCTCGACGGCCGGGGCCGTGTAGCTACCGGTACGGCGGATCGCGGGCAGCACGTCGGCAGTGACCCATTCCTGGAACGCCTCGGCTTGATCGGTGCGGCTGCGCATGATCAGCCGGTACAGGCCGGCCTCGGAGATCAACACCGTCTGTGGATGAAGTCCCAGGTCAGACAAGGGGAGCGTTTCGCTCCCCTTGCGGTGAGCGGGAGGGACGTGCTCGCGGATTGCTTCGCGGGGGTTGGCGTAGCCGAGGATCATGGCGGCATCCCGGGCCACGAACCACGGCTTGCCGTGGTCATCGAGCGTTGACCGGACAGCCTGATCCGTGCTCGGGAACACATGATTCGTCAGAACGGATGTCATAGGGCCTCCTTTCAGGCTTCTCGTTGCAGGGGTGGGGCAGCCCGACAACCGAGCCCGCTTGTCGCATCGCCCTTCGGGCTGCTGCCGCTGCCGCCGGTTGGCCGCGTTCCGGACCCGGCTCCTGTGCCGTTGCCCGGGCCGGTGCCAGCGCTACCGGGACCACTTGCCGCCGCAGGCTGGCGGTTCATGCCGCCTCCGCCACAGCCGCCCGCGCTCGCGCTTCGTCGTCACGCAGCTGACGGATAAAGGCGTCTAAGTCCTCGTGGTAGACGACACGTCGCTTGCCGAGCAGGAAGGACCGCAGAGGCCCCTGGCCGTTGTCGATCAACTTCCATATGTACCGCTCGGTAACACCACCAAGGAGAACGGCCACTTCCGGCACCGAGTAGGCGAGGCGGCCGGGGATCTCGCCACTCCGGCGTGATGGAGTATGAACGATCTCGCTCCGATTCATAGGAGCGACCATACATGCTCCGACGTAACGGAGCGCTTCATACGTTCGGATGATGTTCCACTGAACAACGACAGCTACCGTCAGTGCCATGACTTGCTGCTATCGCCCCAGAAGGGCAGAGAGTGCCGTCCTTCAGCGGCACCCCTGGCGGCACTACCGCAGGTCGGAGTGCTCTCGTGGTGCGGAGCGTCGTCCGATGAATCGGACTTACGGTGTCCGTGTGGCCGTGTCCCCAGCAGTAGCCCGCGCTCGCTTCGCGCGATTCGTGCAGCGAGCACTCCGTGATGCCCGCGACCGGCAGATGACCGACAAAGACATCCACCGGGCTACCGGCATCTCTCCGTCAACGTTCCACAAGTGGCAGACAACCGAAGGTGGCCTGCCCCGGTGGGAAAAAGTCGCGCAGTTCTGCGCCGGCCTCGACATCCCTGTTGTCGCTGCCGCAGCTGCCCTAGGGATCTCCGACCGACTCCGCGAACCGGAGCCAGAGGCGTTCGACGATCCGGACCTCTTACGTCTGGCGCGGCGTCTGCGTGATCCAGGTGTCAGCGAGGCGGAGAAGCAGGCTATCCGGCACACCATTCGTCTCTTAGCCCGATCCACACGGACAGAGGTCGACTGATGCCCCGGCGTCGGCGACCCACCGCCCGCGAGGGAAAAGACGGCTACTGGCACGTCTGGGTTACGGTCGGCACGAAGCCGAACGGCCGACCCGACCAGCGGCACATATCCCGGGCCACGGAGTCGGAGGCCGAAGAGGCCGCAGACGAGCTGCTGGACCAGCTCCGTTCTGCAGGAGCTGTGCCGAAGGCCGGCAAGCTGACCGTGCAGCAATGGATGGACAACTACCTGGACACCATCGCCCCTCGCCGCTGCAATCCGGGCACGGTCTACGATTACCGCTCGAAGATGCGCAACTGGGTGTACCCGGAGCATGGTGCGCGACGGCTGGACAGGCTGACCCCCGAGCACCTGGACGCCATTTACGCGGCGATGGCGCAGGCTGGAAAAGCCACGTCGCATCAACTGAAGGTTCACCGCATCCTTAGTAGGGCGCTGGAGATTGCGCTCCGGCGTGGGCACGTAGTCCGAAATGTGACGAAGCTGGTTGACGCTCCCTCTGTGGATCCGGCGAGGGTGGAGGCGCTGGCCGAGACGTACGCCCGTCGGGTGCTCGACGTTGCCGCGCAACGGCGTAACAGCGTGCGCTGGTCGGTGGCGTTTGCCTTGGGTCTGCGACAGGGCGAGGCAATCGGCCTGCGGTGGCAGTACGACGGTCAACAGTTAGTTGACCTTGATGCAGGAGTCATCCATGTGTGGTGGCAGTTGCGGCGCCGAATCTACGAACACGGCTGCGCCGGGATGTGTGGGCGAAAGCGCGGGGCCGATTGCCCGAAACGGGGCGGGGGAGGGCTAATGTTCGTAAAGACGAAAGGAAAGAGCCGACGCTCTATCCCGATTCCTCCGGAACTGCTGCCGGCGTTCAAAGCGCACCGGAAGGTGCAACGCAAGGAACGAATGAAGGTTGGCGGAAAGTGGAACGAATACGATGCGGTGTTTGTCACTGAGGATGGGCGGCTGTTGGACCCACGTGCCGACTATGACGAGTGGGTAGCCATCTTGAAAGAATCCGGAGTCCCTCATAAGAAGCTTCATATCATGCGTCATTCGGCAGCAACTATGTTGCTCGCGCAGGGCGTGGATATTCGGGTGGTGAAGGAGGTTATGGGGCACCGAGACATTCGGACTACGGACGGGTACACGCAGGGCGCGCAGGAGCTGATGGCCGAGGCGATGAAGCGGATGGGACGGCACCTGTTTGGGGCGTCCGGTGCATGATCAACCGTGTACGGATCCGTGTACTGAACCCCGCTGAATGGGGGTGAATGAGATTGCCGATCTGGCCTGTGTGCAGGGCGGATCGGTCTGGTTCAGTAATTGGCTGCTAACTCGTAATGCGTAGGTCGACGGTTCGATTCCGTCAGGCGGCTCAAAGTGAGGCCCTGACCAGCAGGAATGTTGGTCAGGGCCTCATGTTTATCTATGTAGTTTTGAATCACCCCCCCGAAAACCCCCCAGAAACGCGCGGGCGCGACCAGGTTCGCCAGCGGGGCGATGTGTCGGCTTTGGGTCGCTGGTGGCTGTCCGCGCGGCCTACGCGGCCGGGCGCCGCGCATGATCGCGGTGCTTGTTGGCGGTAGCCGTCCGGCCGGCACCAAGCTGTTCGAGGATGTCGGAGCTGTCCGGGGCGACGGCGGGTTTCTGGATGTAGTGCTTCTTGGTGACCTGCTCGGTGGCGTGTCCGAGTTGGCTAGCGGCGTCCTTGGTGCTGGCCTCATTGTCGATGAGCGTGGCGACGGTCTTGCGGAAGGTGTGCGGGGTGACCCACTCGAGGCCGGTGTCGGCGCGGGCTTGCCGCCACTGCCGGCGAACGTTCTGCGGGGACAGCCAGGTGCCACGCCGGGAGGCGAAGATGGCATCGTGCGGGTTGTCGACCGCCGTGACCTTGCGGGCCAGCAGCATCCCGACCGCGAACCGGGGCAGGACAACGGTGCGGTATCCGGCGTCGCTCTTCGTCCACTCCTGCCGGAAGAAGCCCTTGCCCTTCAGGTAGACGATGGTGCCCGAGATGGTCAGGGTCGGGCGTTCGGCGGCGAGGTCCACGTCTTGCCACCGAACCGCCAGGATCTCGCCGATGCGGGCGCCGGTGGCGAGCATGAGGTCGACGATGTCGCCCAGGTCGCCGGTGGGACGAGGCCCCGACTTGCCGGAGGTGGGCTCCTGCCACTTTCGGATGGCCGCGCGGACGCCGTCCAGTTGCTCCCCATCGAGTGCACGAAGCTTGCGGCGGCGCGGGTTGCGTAGTCGAGCGGTGTCGCGGACGGGGTTGCTTGTCAGCGCGCCTCGGCGTACGCAAGCGACTGACCACGCTTGACCGCCAGGCACCGAGTTCACGCTCGGCCGGCTTCCGGGCCATCCGCTCCGATCGCCGCCTGTCCAGCCTGATCGGGCTCAGTTTCGGTTACTTCTTCCTCTTCGGCCCGGTCTTGGTCGCCCTGCCCCTCTTCGTGGCGGACCTTGGTCGCCCCGCAAGCACGTTGGCGCTGTATTACACGATGTTCGGCGTCGGTGCCGTCTTGGGGGGCCTCCTCGCAGGCTATCTTCGCGCTCTACCCATGTGGCCTGCCGCCATCGGCATTGTCATCGGTTTCGGGGTCGCGATGCTTCCACTCGGCTTCGCCGTCCCCGCACCGTTGACGCTCGCGGCATTCACCCTCGCGGGTCTCATCTGGGCTCCCTTTCCCTCGATCTCTATCGCGCTATTCCAAGGTTCCGCGAGGCCTGCGGACCTGCCTCCTATCCTCGCGGCACGGGGTGCCCTCACCATCGTCGCGCTGCCCCTCGGCAATGGAATTGCGGGTCCCCTGATCGCCGGGTTCGGCGTTCGCGGCACTCTGCTGTTCTGCGCCGTCGGCACGATCCTGCTTGGAATCGTTACAGCTGCCTTCGTCGGGCTGGGCGGCGGGCGCTCCGGTGCCGCAGGAGGGCCGTCCGACACCGGGCCCGATCTGACCGACAGACCGATTCCGAGCGATGGGCCCGACCCGGGCGACGGGCACCCGAAGCAGTCGCCGGACAGGGTGGAGTCCGTTGACACCCCCGCCGGTGCGACCAGGAGCCACTGATTGGTCGGTACTGTGAGCCATTCCGCGCAAGCTTCTGATTACTGAGGGTTGTCATGTAGTGCGGTCGTGCTCGATGTGGAGGACGGCCAGCGCGGCAGCGACGATCTTGCCGATCCGCCAGGGGTTGAGGCTGACGTTGCGCAGCGCCTTGAAGGTCATCTTGAGCAGCGAGTTGCCGCGTTCGCCGATCGCTCGCAGGCTGTTGTGGGCCTTGTTGAGCTGCTGCTGGAGGAGGCTGAGCTTGCCGTTGTTCGACTTCTTGAACGCGACGGTGATCGTGCCGGACTCGCCTTCGTAGCCCAGATCGCCGAGGGTGCGCGGGTCGGAGCCGGCGGCCGTGAGGGCGGGCAGGATCTCGGCGTGGGCGCGGACGGCGGTGGTGTGGGCCGTACATCGGAGGTCCAGACCGGCCAGCCGTCGGGCACGGTGACGACCTGGACGTTGCCGCCGTGGTTGTCGTGTTTACCGGACCACCACAGGTCGACGCCCTGTGTAGGGCCCGGGGTGCGGCACCGGTCGGTGT